GGGAGAGGCCGAAGCCCCTCCCAGTTGATTAGGTTGCGTTGTTAGCGTGGATCATCTTGAGTACTCTGTCATCGAGTTCTTTAGATGGACAAATCTCTGGCAGTAGTTCTTCCTTGAAGGATTTTACAAAGACTGCCAAGGTTGTAGCTGCAAGTTGGTAGTCTGGTACGTCTTTAGCTCCCGGAAGAAACTCTCGTACCCATGTTGGTAATGGGTCAGTACAGGTCTTGTATTTCTCATAATCTAAGAACCATTTACTAAGTTCTTTCATCTGTTTTCTAAACAACACTCCTTCGTTGCACTCATCACGGTTCTCGTTAGCTTCTTCCTGAGTGTCGAATTGAGTAACGTCATTCTTGTTTTCACCTGTTACTAACCATTTTACTTCTACGCCGTCATAGTATCGAGTTGTTTTGTATATAGTCATAGTATGTAGTTCCTTATGTAAGCATTAAGAAAAGCCAAAAGGCAAACGTCGCAAGTACAGCAGTTATATAAAGTCCAAGGGTTTCCATAGTAGTTCTCCAGTTGTGGGGAAGACCGAAGCCTTCCCCGTGTTGATTAGTCGTTAAGAATGTATTGCCCACCTGCGACTGTTAAGTGTGTGCCGAGGGTGTAGATAGCTACATATATCCAGCCAACGTATCCATCTATGTGATGTATGCCGATTATGGTAAGTGTAGTGCCGAGAACGAGGGCGGTTATTGGAATTAATTTACTTAACATAGTGTAGTTCTCCTTGTTGTGGGAGAGGCCGAAGCCTCTCCCGTGTTGGTTGTTTGTATTTAGGTGTAGTCCTTAGAGCGTTTGATGGAGATGTCTTCGTTTCTCCCGTGCCAACCTTCTTGACCGCAGTAGTTTTCCCATTGATACTCGGCTCCTTCAACAGAGTCTTCTTCTGGCATACCACATTCAGTGACAAGATCAGCCGCGTACTGGATGATCCACGCTTTGCGGAATGCTAACCATTCTTCCTTGGTCATTTCATAAGTAGTGATAGTGTCTAAGTCACGCATTGTAGTTCTCCTTGTTGTGGGAGAGGCCGAAGCCTCTCCCGTGTGGGTTGTTTAATTGTTTAATAACTCGTCAAACCAACTCTTGGAGCGCTTGGCTGGGCGCTTTAGTCGCCAAGACTTTACCCATTCAGCAGGGGCGTCTAGCTCTCGGCGAATGAGCGTCCAACTGTGGCCCTTGTTGCGTTGGTATGGAGATTTTGTTTTGTCCCAAATAGATATATTGCAGACTACATGGTAGTCGCGGATGGGAGTATTTCTCTCTAGCATTGTAGTTCTCCTTGTTGTGTTGTTGATGATTGTAATAGAACACGTTATCAGATAAAATACAATAGATGTTTTGACACTATCTGTCAGAATATGTCATTATTTGGTAGGGATTGATAGGGGGTCTTTTTTCTGAGGGTTAATTTTTTTGACCCCACTGTACCCCCATGACCCCGATATATTATTTTGTCAGGGTGTATCTATATAAATACTATTCCACGCAAATGTTTCGGTATTTTTTGAGTTTTCCAATACAATTCCGCAAATCAAACCTCGGATCTGCTAAATGCGTATATATGGAAACACCCCCCTTTGGAGTCCCAAACTACTTGTATACTTTATATTTTGTTGTTATATGGGACATAACGGTTAACACCTGCGAGTAATATGTATGAGTTTAGTTGTAGAACCAGAGCTTGGGATTCCTCTTGTTTCTGACACTCCCTACCTAGATTTAAAGGCACGGGCCGAGTATGCCTGTAACACTGCCGCAAAATTGCAGGAGCATGGGTTAAAACTAGATCCCTCTAAAGAAGACAAAGACGTAGCCGCTAAATTATCTTTAGCGTATGCCGAAGACCCAGAAAAAATTTCAAAGAAGGTTACAGCCAAGAAAGCAGCAACACTTACCCCTGCATCTTTGCTTATGACAAACAGTATTCTACAGGAGTTCGGACAGTCTGTTGCCGACAGCGCTATACAGATACGGCATATGGTCACAAACAAGTTAGTGTTAGAAACAGATAACCCTGATCCACGAGTACGTATTCGTGCGCTTGAGTTGTTAGGTAAGATCTCTGATGTAGGACTTTTTGCAGAGAAGTCAGAAGTAACCATAACACATCAGTCTACGAAAGACCTGAAGGACAAATTACGCTCAAAACTAGCAAAACTTGTCAATCCTGAAGATGATAATATTGTTATAGATGGAGAAGTTATAGACATTAATTCAGAACTTGGTTTAGACAATGCCGAATAGAGCGGAGAACCTATCTGATGATTTTGAAGACTTTGATGTTGAAGCTCTATTAGCAAACTTGGATGACTATAGCCCGGATGAGTTAGCTGAGATAAATGTTCTTGTTGATGAGTTGTCAACGAGAAACCATAACGAGAAAGCGTACAACGACCTGATAGAGTTCTGTAAGCGTATGCAGCCTGATTATATAGTAGGCAAGCACCATCAGATACTTGCAGATATGCTTATGGACATAGCAGAAGGCAAGAAAGACCGTATATGTGTAAACATCCCACCACGACATGGTAAGTCCCAGTTAGTATCTATATTCTTTCCAGCGTGGTTCTTGGGGCGTAATCCCAACAAAAAGGTGATGATGGTGTCCCACACCACTGATTTGGCGGTGGATTTTGGTCGTAAAGTACGTAATCTTATTTCTACAGACGACTATAAAGCTATATTTCCTACGGTAGCCCTAGCTGTAGACTCCAAGTCTGCTGGTAGATGGAACACTAATACGGGTGGTGAATACTACGCGTGTGGTATTGGATCATCCATTGCAGGTCGTGGTGCTGACTTACTTCTTATTGATGACCCCCATTCGGAACAGGATGTTATCAACGGTAACTTTGAGGTGTTTGATAAGGCTTATGAGTGGTTCACATACGGCGCTCGTACCCGTCTGATGCCGGGTGGGCGTGTGGCAATCATACAAACCCGTTGGCATATGGATGACCTAACCGGACGTGTTGTTACGGATATGGCACAGAACGATTTGGCTGACCAATACGATATAGTTGAGTTCCCCGCTATACTTGAAGTAGCCAACAAGAAAGGCTCTGGATATACCGAGAAGCCGTTATGGCCTGAGTTCTTTGATCTTGACGCACTTATGCGAACTAAAGCATCTATGCCTTCGTTTCAGTGGAACGCACAGTACCAGCAGGAACCTACGGCGGAAGAAGCGTCTATTGTAAAACGAGAGTGGTGGCAGAAGTGGGGCGATAAAGATGCTCCTACGTGTGAATACATTATCATGTCTCTTGACGCCGCCGCAGAATCTCACAACCGCGCTGACTACACAGCACTTACTACGTGGGGTGTTTTCTTGAACGAAGATACTGGCGCTCACAACATAATACTGCTAAATAGTATTAAGAAACGTATGGAGTTTCCTGAACTGAAGGCTCTGGCTCTTGAAGAATATGAGTCATGGGAACCGGATTCTTTTATTGTTGAGAAGAAAAGTTCTGGTACAGCTCTATATCAAGAGATGCGTAGAATGGGGCTTCCAGTACAGGAGTATACTCCGCATAGAGGATCAGGGGATAAACTCGCACGATTAAACTCTGTTGCTGATATTGTAGCTTCCGAGTTAGTATGGATACCTGCTACTCGTTGGGCAGAAGAAGTTGTAGAAGAAATTGCTGGGTTTCCTTTTATGAGCCATGATGACTTGGTTGACTCCACGGTTATGGCACTTATGAGGTTTAGACAAGGTGGGTTTATACGACTACCTTCAGATGAACCAGAAGAAATGCAGTATTTTAAATCTCGGCAGAGCGGTTATTATTAGGATATATCATGGCTATTGAAAAAGCGTTAACACCTCTACCCGAAGAAAATAAAGACTCTACTGGAGAAGGTTTGGAAATTGAAATCGTAAATCCAGATATGGTTACTCTGGATGATGGTAGTGTTGAGATTACATTAATACCCGGAAAAGAAGGAAGCGATGACGATGCTTTCGATGCTAACCTAGCAGAGTCGTTAGATGAAGGGGTACTAGATGAACTCTCTGATGATTTAGTAGGAATGGTAGATGCTGACATTGATTCTCGCAAGGACTGGGCGGATACGTTCGTTAAAGGACTGGATGTCCTTGGTTTCAAATATGAGGAGCGCAGTGAGCCGTGGGAAGGCGCGTGTGGTGTATATTCTACAGTGCTTGCGGAAGCGGCTATCCGGTTTCAAGCGGAGACTATGAGTGAGACTTTCCCAGCATCAGGTCCGGTAAAGACTAAAATTATTGGGGAAGATACAAAAGAAAAAGAAGAAGCTGCTGCTCGTGTTAAAGCAGATATGAATTATGAACTAACAGAACGTATGGTTGAGTATCGTCCCGAACACGAACGCTTGCTGTACAGTTTGGGGCTTGCAGGATCTGCATTTAAGAAAGTGTACTTTGATCCTAACAAAGACCGACAGATAGCAATCTACATTCCACCTGAAGATGTTATTGTGCCTTACGGCGCGTCTCATATAGAAAGCGCTGAACGTGTTACGCATATAATGCGTAAGACTAAGAACGAATTAAAGAAACTTCAGGTAAGTGGGTTCTACAGGGATATGGAGCTTAACGAGCCACAACCGTATCATACAGATATAGAACAACGTAAAGCAGAAGAAGGTGGGTACTCTATAACAGATGATGATCGTTATGCGTTGTACGAGGTACACGCTGATCTTGTTATTGAAGGTGTAGATGATTCTGACGATGAAATTGCAAAGCCATACGTAGTTACTATTGAGCGTGGCACTAATAATGTTCTCGCGGTTCGTAGAAACTGGAACCCCGATGATCCGCTTATGCAGAAGCGCCAGCACTTTGTACATTATGTATATGTACCGGGATTTGGTTTCTACGGTCTTGGGCTTATTCATATTATTGGCGGGTATGCTCGCGCAGGTACAAGCCTCATTCGTCAGCTTGTAGACGCAGGTACTCTATCTAACCTTCCCGGTGGTATTAAGTCTCGTGGCTTACGTATTAAAGGAGATGATACACCGATAGAACCGGGTGAGTGGCGTGACGTAGATGTACCGTCAGGTAGTATCCGTGACAATATTATGCCACTTCCATACAAAGAACCATCACAGGTTCTTGTACAACTTCTTAATCAGATTACAACAGAAGGCCGTAGGCTTGGGGCTATCAGTGATATGAATATCTCTGATATGTCGGCTAATGCCCCCGTTGGTACGACATTGGCGCTACTTGAGCGAACCCTCAAGCCTATGGCCGCAGTCCAAGCCCGTGTGCATTATGCTATGAAGCAGGAGTTTAAACTCCTCAAAGCTATCATGGCTGAATATGCACCTGAACAGTATGCGTATCAACCATACAGGGGGGAGATGAACGCACGCAGGGAAGACTATGATTCTGTAGATGTAATACCTGTCAGCGATCCAAACAGTTCTACTATGGCACAACGGGTTGTACAGTATCAGGCTGTTCTGCAAATGGCACAATCTGCTCCCCAGATATACGACCTACCTCAGTTACACAGGCAGATGATAGAAGTGCTTGGAGTAAAGAACGCAGATAAACTTGTTCCTACAGACGACGATGCAACACCAGTCGATCCAGTAAGCGAAAACATGGCTGCACTTGTAGGCAA